TGCTCAGGCGCTTGTCGCTTGTAGCTTGATGCTTGTGGCTTGTCGCTTGTGGCTTGTTGCTCATCTTTTCCTTTCTGTGGTTTATTGTCCCTGCGACAATTTGTCGCAAGTTCTTTGTAATAATTTGGATGCCTGAATACAAATGTCATTTTTTAAACTTTTGCCATTCCTTAGGTTTGAATTTTTCAATGCCTAATAAACGCATTTGAAATTTATTTAAAGGCTTGCCGCCATTTAAATTTTTAAACATCTCTGGCCGTAGTAAATAACCGGAGCTAGTTTTATATAAGTATCGCATTAGTTTAACCTCTTTCTGTCTTTATTGTCTTTTTTCAACCATTCAAAAAACTCCTGACAATCTTTTATATACCATGCCGGGAGCGTGTCGTGATCCTCCAAGAACCACGGCAACAAGTCACCTCTTTTTATTTTTCTTTTTTTCATTAATGTTTACCGTAGGTTATGTTTTTAATTTTAGGATCCCAACAAGCTCTGCAATCTTTACATTCATTATCTTGATCTGGAGCCGGACACGTTCGGCTAGTTGTACTCACCGTTGATGTATTAGGCCATGAAGCCGGCGCCTCCTGGTCAACCATCGTTGCGGAAAATCTAACAACTAGATTATCAGGCTTTAGATGCATGTATTTCTTGGTCCAGGCTTCACGCGTTGGCATCCAGTGTTTTTTTGTAGATGTTAACTTACACACTTCAAAAATTTTTAATAGATGCGCTTCGTCTTGAACGTCTCCGGAGTCGTGCCATCTAAAAACATCAGGCTTTTTAGAATTGATTAACAGGGCCATTGCGTCGACCCAGTACGGGTTCTTTATAGCCGCTAGCCGTCTGTATTGCGCAGCCTGCACAACTGAAAAAACATAGCAGCCCTTTAAAGCATAACAGCCATGACAGACTGAACCCTCTATATTAACTAATTTTGATCCGGTTTTGCATTCTTTAGCAGGTAAACCAATTGACCAACCCGGCATTTTAGAGGGCTTTGAAAGACCTCCGACCAGGTTCCAAGCTTCTTGTGTATTCATATTACTTTCTCCTATTATTAATTGATTTTGTAATTATAAACTTTTTTATTTTAAATTCACTTGTCAACATTGTCGCAGTGCATATTGTCATGCGACAAAATGTCGCAGCTTGTGGCTTCTCTATTTGCTCGCTTCGCTCGCTTGTTGCTTGTTGCTTGTTGCTTGAGGCTTGCCCCAGGCTATCGCCTGGGGCCTGATAAGATTACAATGCTTATCTCATTAACAACATAATATTTAAGTCCAGAAGTTATGGACTCACAGTATTTTAGATCTCATCCAACTGCCTAGGTTTACCTCCAGTTTGAGACCAGGATTTCTGTATCACCTTGATCAGTTAAGTTTATAATAAACTTACTGGATCCTAACTTAACTGATCCCAGGTCTTATCGGCTGAAGTCATTTTGGTTCAGCTTTCCCCCACATAAACGGATAAAGGATAAGACCAGGGATCAGCACCCAGAGTACCACCATGAAAGGCATCTCGTACTTTTTGCCCTACTGGACTGGGTATTGATCCTCAGCGCTTCTCATAACTCGATAGCTTTCGCATTCAGTCAGCAAAGCGCTGATATTTAAAAGATACCATAGCTGAATTTTTATATCTACGCGCAAACTGTCGCACCCTGAACCAGGGTTCCAGGATCTGGAAACTTGTCAACTCTACAAAATGACGCGCGACAATTTGTCGCAGGTAGCTGCGACAATAATGACAATGGTGCATGGTTCAGGAATCTGGTATCATGCACCTATTAACAAAAAGGAGAAATATGAATACAGAAGAAAAAGTGATTTTACTTGCTAAACTACTTCAAGTAAAAGAATTACAAACTCATCTAGTAAAAGAAGAGCAAAAAATAAAAGAAGAAATTTCAAGAATTGAAAATCTTGAGGCAGAAAGAAATGAGGTAGTTAAATGAGTTATCTAGTAGTTAGAAAATATAATTATAAAACTATACCTAATAATTTTTATCTTGCATATCATACAACTGATTTTCAAGATGCAGTTAAAAAGAAAAATGAATTAGAGAAATACAAAGAGGACAATGTAGATATTAGAATTTGTTCTTTTGCAGATAATATGGAGAGGAAATAACTGCGACAATATTGACAATGGCGACTGCGTCGCCATTGTGCTATAATGGTTTTATATTAACAAAAGGAGAAATATGAAGTTTAAACCAAGAAAAGAAACAAAATGGGTAGAGTATCACGCAACAAGATTAAATTTAATTGATAGTTTAAAATCACATTTAGAATCTTGTGAAAAAATAAATGTTTATAATAATGGCTCAAGAACTGATATTCCATTAAATACAAGTGGAGATTATACTTTGTTTAATGAATCTATGGGAGTTGATTTAATACATAAATTAATTAAAAAATTACATAGAGATACCGACGAGGAAAGAACATACAAAGACGCAGTTTAACTGCGACAATATTGACAATGGCGACTGCGTCGCCATTGTGCTACAATAGGGCAATTAACAAATAGGAGACAGTATGAAAACAAAACAAATAAAAAACTTCGACATGAATGACAACACTTACAAGATGAGAAGACAAGTGATTAATATGCTTTATGAAATTAAAAAAGAAATAAAAAACTTTCCAAGAATTGAAGTGAGAATTGGAGAGGCAAGAAATCACAATGTTTTAGGTGTTGCTCAATTAAAAGATAAAAAAATCTGGATTACAAAAAGAGCAGTTGATATGAGTGAAGATGCTTTAAGAAATATTGTATATCACGAAGTAGTTCATGCTGTGACAGGTTTTGGACATGATGATTTATGCCCACTAATGAAACCAACATTAGATGGATATTTATTAAATAAAAATCAATGTATGGAATATCTAAAGAAATATTTAAAACCTGCGACAATAATGACAATGGTAGCCTAGCTACCATTGTGCTATTATTACATTATGAACACAGAAAGAAAAAAAAGAACTAAAAAAGATAACTCAAAAAGAAATGATGAGTTTACACATTGTAGATGTTGTGGCGATTATATTTACAACCAACGATCTACAAGTGATAAAAGATATTGCATGGACTGTGCATAACTAAACTACTCCTCCTAGTAGTTAATAAACTGAATACAGGCGACTTCGTCGCCTGTATTTTTTTATCTATTTTTGCCTGCGACAAATTGTCGCAGGCACTCGAGCGAGCTCGCTCACTCACCCACCCCCCCGCTTGTAAATTAAAAATTCGACTCGCGCGCTGCGCGCGCTCGTCTCGATAGTGGTACCAGACCCTTTATAGAATTTGAACTTTCTTGTATGTTTAATCTGCTTGTAAATTTAAGGAGTCTCTATATACTGTATAATATATAAGCTTTTATAAATAAGTAAGGCCAAAATACTTTTGCTTTACTTGAAAACATATCTGAAAAAATTTTGCAAAAATTTTTTTCAAATGCACTTATGGAAACAGAAGAATTAATAAAAATACCTATGGAGAACATATACAAAAATATTGTTCCAAATGTTTATGTGCTTCATTCAACAGGCGGATATCATTATTTTAGTCGATGTAGTTTAAATAAAAATATTAAAGATATATACAGACAAAACATATGGCCATGGATAGAAACATTAGATAATAAAATTAGTGTTGATAAAAAAACTAGATTTGCCAGACCAACTTCTAGAGATCCTTATCCAAAATTAAATCTTAGAGTTAATGGAACTAAAATTAATCATAAAAGTAGTTCAGCTTATCCAATAAAAACTTTTTATATGCATTTATTAGTAGCAAAAGGATTTATAAAAAATAAGAACAATTTACCTGTAGTAGATCATAAAAATTCTATAACTTGTGATTATAGAATAGATAATTTAAGATGGTGTACTTACTCACAAAACAATTCAGGTAAAAGACCTAGAATAGGTCCTGATAATATGTATGATATACAACAATATAGGAAATCTGTGTAATTATGGATATAGAAAAATTAAAAAAATTTGAAAAGTTGCCACCTGATGTAAAAAGAGAATTAGCTCTTTACATGGCAAAATGGAAAGATAAGAAAAAAGAACATGAGATTAGAAATGACTTCATGGCTTTTGTAAAACATGTTTGGCCTGATTTTGTAGAAGGTGAACATCATAAAAAAGTTGCTAAAAAATTTAATGATATAGCAAATGGAAAAGTTAAACGTGTTATTATCAATATGGCACCAAGACATACTAAATCTGAATTTGCATCTTACTTACTTCCTGCAT